ACAGAGGTCCATAAAGCTGCATAAAAGTTTTGACAAACTTTATAATAATCAATAAAACTTTATTAGGAGATTAAATGTCAACATATTCAACAGGTTTAAGAATAGAGCTACAAACTACAGGAGCAAATTCAGGTACCTGGGGTACCATTACCAATAATAACTTTTCTCAAGTTTTTGAATTTGCTATTGCTGGAGTTTATGCGGTACCCGCAATTACAACTGGAACCTCAACAACTTTAACAAATGCTGATGGACCTCAAACTCAAGCAGCCAATCAAGCAAGACAAAATACATTATTATTTAGTGGAACTGTATCGACAACTCATACTGTTCAATTCCCAGCTACTCAGAAGACATACGGAATTTACAATAATATTTCAGGCGGTGCAGACATATCTGCAAGGTTAGGGGCAACAGGTAATACACTTACTATTACAAATGGTAAATACCGTTTAGTCGCAACAGATGGAACAAATTGGTACGATATATTTTCTTTAGCTGGATTAGGTGAAACATGGGTAGAAAAAGATAATACTGATTCTCCTTACACGGCTTCGGCAGGTGATAATATTTTTGTAGATTGTTCAGCAGCAGTTGTAACAGTCACTCTTCCTGCTTCTCCTACGATAGGAGATCAGGTAAAAATCGTAGATGGCACAGGTAGTGCTGCTACATATAACATTACAGTTGGTCGTAACTCTGAAAAAATTCAGGGGGCTGCCTCAGATTTAACAATTAGTACTAACAATGCTGGTATTTCTTTGGTATATTATGATTCAACAAATGGGTGGAGGTTGAAATATAACGACTAATGGCTAACTTACAAGATATAGTAAACAGAAGTGAAGTAGGTGCAATTAAGCCTTGGGGTAAAGCAACAGCACCTGCGGGGTATGTTCTTTGTGATGGCGCTGCTATTTCAAGAACAGATTATGCAGATTTATTTGCTGTAATTTCTACTACTTATGGTGCAGGAAATGGATCAACAACTTTTAATGTACCTAACCTTGAAGGTAAAATGCCACAAGGATATGATGGTAATACTTACAATATGGCAGGAACTGGCGGTGCTAATACCGTGACGGTAGCTGTTACAAACAATCAAGCGGCTACAAGTACAAGTACGCAAGCGGTCAGTATTACAGGATCTATTGATAATACTTCTTTAACCGCTGCTCAAACAGCATCACATACTCATGAAATGGTGGTGGGGTGGACAGAACAAGGAGGCGGAACCAGTAGTGCTTTTTGTTATGCAGGAGGAATTGGAAATCGTAACAGCAGAAGTGCATGTAATAATGCGAAATTAGTTCCTCAATCGTGGACTGATGGAAATGTTGTTTGTAATTCAGGATCAGGAACAGGGCACAATCATGCCCATACTTTATCTGGAACTTTAACAGGGAGTGTTTCAACTAATTTAACTGGTGCAGTGACAGCTTCAGGAACAAATTCTTTTTCCCCTTACGTGGTGGTTAACTATATTATCAAACACTAATGGCTACTCAAATTGTAATTGGGAATAATGATTCTATTCTCCTTGATAATAGTTTTCATATTGCATGGATAGATAAAGGAAAAAATTGGGATAATAATTGGCTTCCTAATACTATTCATTATGTTATTTACGATGAGGTACCAGGAGATAATGAAATACAAACAATAGACCCTTCTACTGGTAACATGCAAGGAAATACTCTTTTATCATCTACTACAGATACAGTTGGAACAACAACGGTAGGAGATTTATTAACTTGGGGGGAAACCCGAAAAACACAAATAAAATCTGCTATATTAGATTATGGTAACACCCTTGAAAATGCTCAAACTAAATGGACTGATGATGGGAATGATATAGATAATTTCAATTCTGATAATTCTGCTACTTATACTTATTTTGACTGGAGTAAGACTTGGCGGGATTATGACGAAGATTATAGTTAAACTTATTTAAAACTTTTTTTCTTCCAAAACATAGTTTTATATTTATCTAACCATTTACTTGTCAGTAAATTTAAAGTTTCAGTGTGAAGTTTTTCTAAGTAAAATCCAGTCCAAATTTTCCATGATTCACGTTTAAAAGGAATTACTTGTACCATTGGTTCTCCTTGTTTAATTAAAAACTGTTTCTTTCTTTGATGTAGAATAAAAGGAAAATTAATAACATTTACATATTTATCTGTATCAACAATACCAGCAATAATTTCAAATCTAGTTTCTAATCTATTAAAAGGTTTTACAAATAAACAACTATATCCTGGTGGTGTTTTAATTAACCATTTATTCATAAATTTTCCTGCATATTCTCCCGTTTTTTTATGCCATTCTTCTGGTAATTGAGCTTTGGAGTGAAACCCAACATCATCTTGTTGTAAGTTCGCTGGTGTAATGGAAAAATCATTTTCAACAGGATCTATTAGATAATCTTGATCAAAAGGAATAATGTATCCTGCTGTTAAAGAATCAAGGAAAGGCATACAGGTTTTAACAGTATGCTGATGTAGATTTCCGTCTTTGAATCTTTCTAATTTTTTATATTCTTTTGGTATAAAATTAGAAGCAGGTTTAGGGTGAGGCCATACTTTTAAAAATGCTTGGTTTGTAGCACAAAAAGTTATTTTTTTAGATAGCATATTATGCTTAGGAAACACTAACAAAATTAAAAGACATAGATCGGCGAATCTCTCCCTTAATTTTTGGTTTAAAAGGCATCACACAATGTTGATGACTTGCTAAAAAAATAAAAAAATCACCTACTTTAATATCATCCATCCAAGTACACGCAACACCGTCAGTTGATATAAAACCTAGTTGACCATCTTTAAACTTATGAGGATGTTTTTCCTCATTAATATATTCAGGTACTTTTAAAAACAATACCGTAGACATACCTGTTAAATTATGATGTGTATGTGGAGGGTTGTATTCTCCCTCTTTCATATCATTAATCCAACAACTTAAAATATTTAAATTACTTGAAATGGCATTATTCAACGCCAAATGATTTAAAGCCATTGTATAATCATTCATACACTTAGTTAAAGTTTTAAATGCTTTTGTAGATTGTAACAAGTGAGTAAAAGCCAATTCAGACTCTAATCGTCCTGCTAAACGATGACCAAAATTTTTTAATTTTTTTCTTTCTTTATCATAAATTGTATTTAGATCCTCTATTTCATCTAATGGAATGGAATATCTTTTTACAATTTTTCCGAATGCGTAGGTTTTACTTTTCATGATACAGATACCGTAGGAGACATTTCTTGACTTAAAAAATTATCTACTATTTTTTGAGGTTTTATAAAGACAGAGTTGGGATATTTAGATCGTAGGTTTTTATTTTTTTCATACCCAAACATTTCAGGGGAAGAACTTCCCCATAAGACAACTCCTTTTTTATTAAAATTTTTATTTGAACACATATGCTGTAAAGCACTATCAATAGTAATGAAAGATAAACAATACTTAGCCAATATCATAAAATCCTCCTTATTATAAAAAAAGGTAGGAAGTGCCTCGTTAAAAGACCATGTGTTTTCAAAATGATTATTTTCATTATTATGACCAAAAACAATTATATTAATTTCAGGCATTGCCTCCCTTAGTAAATTTATTACTTCCTGTCCTTTTTTATAGTTTCTTCCTAAATTTTCAACATCATATAATTGATTTTCATTTTGGATACCTTGCCCTCCTGTAAATTGAACTAAAATAAATGCACCTAATTTTAAGATGTCACTTTTAATAGCTCTTTCTCTTCTGGTATCTATTCTAAAATCAGGGAGTAAATCTTCGCTTTCAATTTCATATAAATCACACCATGCCTTAATAATATGTTTATCTCCTTTTAAAAAATTAGTCGTCTTATAAGGATCATTAAAAATTATGTTGTTATATTGTTGAAAATAAAAATTATTATTTTTTAAGACAGGGGCAATATAAGATAGTTCACTACTTGCTACCCTTTCGTCATGGGCATACGTAGTAGGGTAGGAAGAAATTATACAAAGATTTTCTTTATATTTTTCTACTATTCCATCAAAAAGAGCTGTAAATTGAAGGTGTTTTCCTAAGCCACCTTCCACTAGATGAATATTTGGTTTTGCTTCCACAAAGTCCATCATTCGTCCGATAATATAATATTTACACTAATTCGCCAATAACTTAAATTATTGTTTCTCACAAATCCCCCATTATGTAACAAATGAGATCTGAATATAATAAATCTCCCAGGTTTATATTCTATTGTATCTCCTTCTACTTTAAATTCTCCTCCATCTTCTAGTTTCCACACGGGAGTAATAAATCCTAAAATAGTCCAAGAATTATTAGCCACCTTATCTGCATGATATTGGGTTTCACTTTTATCGTTTTTAGCTCCTAAATTAATTCTATGAATATGATGGGGAAGATTAAATTTATATTTATCTTCAAATTGTAATTTAACTACATCTAATAACGAATGAAAATAACCAGATAAATAAGTATTATGAGAATTTCCTTCATCTTCTATAATCATACCAGGAAAACCAATAGCCTCTAAATCATTCAAACCACTTGACGTTCGATCAAGCGTCCAGTTAGGTGTACTTATTACTATATTATAAAGCTTAAAAAGCTGTGTTTTAGAAATAACATTGTCCAAAGTATAAAATTTCATGCAGTATTGGATGTAGTTAAATTAGATCTCATCAGGAAATTACCTGATATTGATATTCTTTCAATCTCAGTATTATTTTGGCTTGTAAAATGAAAAACTTCACCAGGAAATACTAATAACATTTTTTCTTTAGGTGTAATTACTTTTTCAATTATTCTACCATTCCAAAATAAAATAAATCTTAAACTACCCTGACTCTCTATAAATTTAGGGTAGTAAACAAAAGAACAAAAAGCATTCCCATGATTATGTAAACCTGTTTGTGCTCTTGGCGGTGTTTTATGGACCCATATATCATCGTAATCTAATTCTAACTTCATTATTTTTTCTACTCTTGAATGTATCGTTGCTTTAAGATCCTTTAACATAGGAGTATGAGGATATTTAAAATCTTCAAAAAAAGTCGTATCATTATTATCTTCTTTTCTAAAATGACTTTGATTTACTTCTTTCATAAGAGCATCAGAATCTAACTCTATAGAGTCTTCAAATACTTGAACCACGGCTAGTAAATGACTTTGTATTTCCATTCTTTTTTCTGCCTCTTTCATAGCATATTTTCTTTGTCAAGAAAACAATTATCCTAATTTGATATTAATGAACTTGATTTAAATCAATGATGTGTTTAAATTAGATCTCACCCCAAAATTACAAATCAAGGAGATATTATGGAAAATCAAGAAGTATTGAAGGCTATTGCTACCCTTGCTGATAAGGTGAGTCGCTATCATGAACGTTTATTAGCAGTTGAGAGAGAAAAAGAGAAATTAGAGAAAGTAATGTCGGAACATTTAAAAGGGTGTGATTGTCATAATACTTCTAATGAACAAGTGATGTTAAATGGTAATTCTAGTGAAACAGAATGTGAAGCGTGCAGTGCTTAATTTTTTTTAGCAGGTGCAATCATATCTGCTAATCTCGGTGCAAAAATTTTAACATCTCTTCGTATATCTTCGGATTTAGTCTCGGTATCTGTATTCTCAATATCTTGTTGAGCCTCTTCTTCAGAGGAATATTCATAACCAGTTTTAGTATTAGTAATTGTTGTTTCAGACCGACAACTCATCTTTGGTATTTCTCTACCATCATCTAATTTAACTGTTCCTAGTTGTTTAGCTTCTTCTACAATTTTAGGCATTCATTCTCCTTTTTAATTCTAGGTTAAAACTTAATATAATTCTCTCTTCACTGGAATTATTTTCTTCTACTTCATGATTTAGCCATGAAGGAAAAAAAAGTAAATCATTTGGTTTAGGGTTCCAAGAAACTCGGGGGCTTGTATGTATGGTTTCCCCTTTCTTTTTGGGGGGTGATAATACCTCAGATTGGGGTCTAGGATCATGAAAAACAAGAGCACCACTCTTAGGGGGTACTTGTAAATAAAAGACGCCTGAGAGATAATTAAATGGGTGATTGTGAAGACGATTACTGCTTCCTGGACCATTGACCACGGCCCACATACCTGTCATAGATGGAGTCATATAATCTTCAACTGATAAATGATTCATTGCTTCTTGAGACAAATTAACAATTTCTGATTTTAATGTACTAAACTTTTCATTTTCATGAAGATAATCATGACTATGCCATCCTCCTTTTGTGCTTTTTCCCTTAATAGTTTGAGGTTCTTTTTGTTGTAAAGATTTAATCTCTTTTATGAGATCTTCATATCCTCCTAAATTTATAGAAAAGACGGGGGTAATAAATAAAGAATGTAAGTCGATTATAAATCTCCTTTGGTTACTTCTAAAACACTTGCTGTTACATGTACTTGATTAGCAGCATTTGCTTGTACATATAATATATCACTTTCTTCCAACACTAAGGGCTGGTCTAATAGTTCTACGGTAGTATTCGCTGAAATACTTTTTTGATTAAATAAAACAAAAGTAGACGATGCACTGGTATCTGTCCATTTTATATCCACTAAAGTGGTATTAGCAGAATCACTTGCCACTATAAGTGATTTAACAAGTGCTGTTGTAGGAAAAGTTGGTGCTGTTCCTACAGCGCCCACATCCCCTGTCGGTACAGTATATACGGCTGTTAAATTTGTATTAACAACATCTAATCCTGCATTTTTAAAAGTATCAGCCAAGGAACCAACTCCTTCCTGCTGACTTATCTTCTATATCTTGCGCATAAGAAGTATTAAGAGCTAGAATTAATTGTTCTAATAAACGAATAATTTGATCCAGTTGACTTGCACTATATTCAGGAGTTGCGTTTGGTAATCGTGTAATTGTTATCTTAGCCATTATCTTCTCCCGTCTGGTCTAAGTTGTAATTTCATAGAGCCTAATCTCCAATTAGTTTCATCTACAACATCGGTCGCAAAATTTAATTTTACTGATCTTCCTCTACCTCTTACATTAATTTTCTGTGTTGTACTACTTACATTACCTAATGTAGTCTGAGAGGAGGTAGATTGAGGGTAGTCCTCTAAGGTCATTGTAACTTTTAATTCTTTTGAAAGATTAGTAAAATCAGGGACAAATTTACTTACTGACATAAATTGGTCGCCGTCTGCAATTTCTATCGATCCTGATGTTAAAGAAGCTGAAATCGCTGTGCCGTCTGCTTTATTATTTCCTGTCTCGTGTTTATAAACATACGAAGCGCCTGCTGTCACACCAATAGGAGTATTAGACACGCCTGTACTAGTAGTAGCATTTGCTGTTAAACTAGTATTGTATTCGGTAGCAATAGTGTTTTCATAAGTATAGTTTGCAAGATACGTTGTTCTCCCTAAAGTAGTAGTGTACCACGTATCTTCTAAATAATTGTAAACAACCAATCTATCTAGTTGGGTTGCACTCCCACTTGGGTAATACCACATAATTTCATTAAACTCAGGATTGACCCCACATGCTATATCATTTTTATTTGTAAAACTAATATCATCATAAACATAATCTTCTACAGAACAAGCCATCTTTTTAACTACACCATCATACATGTAAAAAGCATCATCACCCATCCAATACGCTCTACCATTTACATCAATCGCTGCATGCTGTGCTATTAATCCGCAGTTAGCCCCTAATTGTCGTTGACCAAAAGTAAAAGGAGTGCCAATAAATTGAACACCGTGTAAGGAAGTATCAGTCCATACAAGGATTTGTCCTGTCGATCTTACCGCTCCAACAATTCTCGAACCATCAGCAATACGAAGGGAGCCTGCTTCATTAGTAGCGGTAGGCGCCCATGTTGTTAAACTTTCTCTATCCGCCCATCTAAAAAATAAATCATCTTGTGTGGCGGAATTAGTTACAGTTGTACACGTTCCCCATAAAAATAAATGGCGTGTGTCAGCCGAGACAATATTAAACCGAGAAGCAACAGGTGCGGTTGCACCAAGGCTAACGGACCTTACACTCATCCCTGACGATGTATCCCATTTATATGTTCCACCATTTAAAACAGTAGCCACTAAATCTTCACCAAAATTATCTAAAGCCCAGTTTCTTCCTTGAAGTGTTACACTAGAAGTAGCACGAGGTGTTCCCCATGTACTTAATCCCCATGTTGCAACGCCCCAACCATATCCATAAGTAGATGTAGCAGGTCCCACATTAATTTGATAACTTGCTGTAACCGATCCTCCACCAGCAGCCGTTGTTCCTGTAGCATTACTTGGAAAAGTAATTGTATAACTATTAGCATCGATGACTGTTGTTATTTCAAATTCATTATTAAATTCTAAACCATCTACGGTATTAGTAGCACTACCATTATCAAAGGTAACAAAATCTCCTGCTATGGCTCCGTGACTTGCGTCGGTTACCGTTACTCCTGCTCCTCCTGAAGTTGTCTCAAAAGGATTAGTTAAAGAAGCAGTTTCACGGATAGGTGTTATATCAGATACAGAACCTTCGGAATAGATATAAAGTTTTCTATCCGTTCCTAACGCTAAATATCTCGTGCCATCTAAACTTATCCATGAATGCGTGTCTCTAACTACACCAATAAGAGTTTCATTAGGGTTAGGTAGATATTCCCATCCTTTCCACCTTTCAGGTTTTCCATAGTGAAATCGTACAAATTCAGAATCTGTATAACGTCTTTGGTCTCCTGCAGCGTAAGAGGAGTCTTGTTTATCTATTCCAGGTAAAAATTTTAAATCAGTTAATTGCATAATATTATTTTAACCTAATTCCTATTAAATCTAAAGAGTATTATTATATTTACATTGAAATGCGATAGAAATTCTCATCCGTGGACATGTTCGAGAAACAGCCACTCCTCGGTGAGGAAGATAAGAGGGAAAAATAACCGCTCTATTAGGTATTGGAAAAGAACCTCCTGTGATCCTTTTCTTAGTTTCATCATATATTACTAATTCTCCACCCCATGATATGTCCCATATAGGGTGTAAAAAATAAACCAAGGTAAGATTCTTAGAATATACTACCCCATCATCCTCGTCATCTTGATGAATTGTTTGATCATAAAGAGGAACACCCCCATTAAAATAAAGTCTATGTAACGTGTTTTTATAATTTTTTTCAATTTCCACTTTTGAATTAATTGAATTCCATAAATTATAAAGAATATGAGATTCATTAAATCTATTTTCAGATATTAATTTATTTATAGGTGCCCCATAATGCCACGCCCCAAAACCAGTATTAGAATCACTCACAAAAGAAGAGTTGGTAAATTCCCATATACCTTTCAATAATTCTTTTTGAGCTAATTCCCATATTTTAATATCGGCAACATTATCTCTTATTTTTAACATACTCATTTTATAAATTGAGTTCCTACATTACCCCTAAAGACATAAGTACCATGATGATTTAAACCACTAATAACATCAGCATAGACTTTACCACCAATTTTCTGCCATAATCGACAAAAAGCATAATCTTCCGATAAATAACGTTTTGTCTCAGGCTCAATTAGTGTGTCAAAAAAAGCATAATTCCAATCAGAATTATTATGATGATTAAACTCTGTGTCGTGGGGCTGGTTTAAATGTTGATCGGGCGTAAATTTTAATTCAGGATAAGCATCTGCCATTTTTTCAAATACATGTCTTTTTATCAACATAAATCCAGTTGCACCGTCTAATACTTCTATAAAGCCTTTTTTAACTTCAATTCTTTCAGGATTTTTAACATTGAGATTATATTCTAATGAAGCTGCATGAAGTTCATCTAAATCTACATCAGGATTATTTTTAATTCTTTTCTTTACTTTTCTCCAATCAATTGCTTTTCGAGGATAGATTCCTGTCACCACATCTTCGTCAAAATCTAACATTCTAAAAATTGTTTTTTCACTAAATCCAATATCAGCATCAATAAAAAGTAGATGTGTGTAATTACCAGGATCATCCATAAATAATTGAACTAATGTATTTCTAGCTCTCGTTATTAAAGATTCATTTCCAATCGTACCAAATTGTAATTGAATATCATGTTTAGGGGCTTCATTAACTAAACGTAGACAGCTTTTAAAATAATCTGCTACGATCATTCCCCCATAACAGGGCGTACCTATAAAAACTTTAGTCTGCATCTTTGTAAAAAATATTAAGGGTGAATCTCTTGGAACTATCACCAAAAGATTGTAGATCCGAATGAGGTATTTTCATTCCGTTAAAGAACAAAGCTCGGTTTTCTACAAAACCAATATGGGAAGACAATTGATTATCATGCGTAAATCCTGTTCCATTATTAAGAAGAGGGTCACCTTTCACAAACAAAAGAAAGTTTGCTACATTTCCTTTATCATGGTCTGTATGAAACAAAGGCTCTTTTTTATTTTGTCTTGAATGAGCACTCACGGATATTGGCTCAAGGTTTCTGTGTGGAAAAAAATATTGTTTAATTAATTTTAACAATGGATCATCATGAAAACTTTTGGGGAAAGTGTGTCTAAATCCATATTCTTGCCCTGCGGGATTTTTTACCTCTTCATAATTTAAATTCATAACGGTGTCTTGAAGTGATTTTAAAGTTTCTTCCTCTAAAAAATCATCAACATACATAACAAATTTTGTGTTTTTATTGTGTTGCATAATCTACTTTTAAATATTCTATTTTCTTTATCCATCCTTTAGGAATAGCAATAGCACCACCCCCTGTAACATCTTCTTTATCTTTACTATAAGACCGCATAATAACGATTCTTTCATCATTATTGGTTACCATCCATCCTACTTCTTGGCATGTAGCTAAATGAGCATTAATAACTTCTTTAATATCTAACCACCCTGTTTCGGTATCACGGGCATCGACCCACGTCACACGGACCATTGGAGTTTTATCAATATCAATCATATATTTTAATATTAAAACTAATACTTATTCTTGGTTTTTTTGCTCTATTTCTTGATACTGAATGATAACAATCTGAATCAAAAAGAACTAATAAATCATTTTCTGGTTTTATGTTTACAGCGCTCTTTCTAAATAGATAAGTAGATAACTTGTGTTGGTTATTATAACTAAATGAATGGAGAGAAAGATCACCAGAATTTTCATTTACATCTACATAATAAACTCCTGCTATATCTGATGTATGAATATGAGGCCAATTAATATCTCCTTCATAATTTATGTTTGCCCACATAATTTCCATTTCAACTTTTGAAAAATTAAAATCTTTGAGATCTTTACAACATTCAAACGCTTTCTTTGTAATTTGTTGGGTTAAAGGCTCAAAAGGACCGTCTTGGGGAAGATGATCGGATTGCCATCCAAATTCTGAATTGGATATTCTTCTACCATTTATATCCCCTCTTCTAATTAATTCTATAGAGGCTTGTAACTGACTTAAATAATCTTTATTAAATCCAAGAAAAGTTTTTTCGTACAGGTGTTGAGGAAAAATTTCAATCATTCTGTCTTATCTTTTAAAAAAAAATTAAAAGACATCGATCGGCGAGTATCTCCTTTATTTTTAACTTTAAATGGCATTACTTGATGTTGATGTTTTGCTTCAAAAATAAAAAAATTTCCTACCGCAGGGTCTATCCACTGACATCCTTGACCATCAATACATGTAAAAGATAATTTACCATCTTTAAACTTATGAGGTTCTTTTCCTGTATCATTTATAAGTTCAGGAACTTTTATAAATAATACGGTGGAATAGCCAACAGAATTAAAATGTGTATGGGGAGGGTTGTATTCTCCTTCTTTCATATCGTTAATCCAGCAACTACTAATGGCTAATTTTCCACTTGAATTAGGATCAACAAGTTTATATTCAACTAATGAATTCATATAATCATTCATACAATCAACAATACTTTTATAAATTTTTGTTTGAGGAAAGAGATTAGTAAATTCAAGTTCTGATTTTAAACGACCTGCTAGAATATGGGAGTGACTTGCTAAACTTTTCTTTTCTTGTTCGTAAATATTATTTAAATCATCAACCTCATCTACGGGTAATTCATATGCCTTAACTACCCTGCCGTGAATAGTGGTATAATTATTAAATCTCATTTTTTCTTATTATAAAATTCTTTTCTTTTTGCTGTTTCGGCATTTCCTACTTGAGGGTCACCTTCTTTTTTTATTAATTGAAGATTAAAAGATACCGATCTTCTTTCTTCATTTTGTGTTCTAAAAGGATAAACTCCGTGTGCTAACCAATGAGGAAATAAAAATATATCACCTACTGTTGGAGAATGCTGAAATTTATGACCACTAAATGTAGCAGCTTGACCATTGAACCAAGTAATATCACCTACTGTTGGATAGTGATCTTCTCTTGCATATTCTTCTGGTAAACTTTTAGGAACTCGTAAATAAAACACTCCTGATAATTGTCCCTCGTGTATATGAAAAGGATTAAAGTCTCCTGCCCACTGGCTCACGGCCCACATAGATTCAATAACCATTTGACCTACAAACTCAGGACTAATTGTTTCATTCGCTGGAGGAATAGAAAGATAAGATTTAACCATCTCTCCCATTAAATGTATCATAGGTTTCGCTTCTTCCCCTCCCAACCACTCAGGATCAAAACGTGTTTCTTGTTTTACATTACCTGCTAAATGCGGTGCATGATCAAATTTTTTTGAATAGTCTTTATCATTAAACATTTCAGATGCTTTATCATCCATTAGTTTAACTAAAAAATCAGGCATCTTTCCTTTAACAATAGTAGGACCAAAAGGTCTAATAGCTTCAAATTTTAGAACTTCCTCTTTCTTCTTTGCCATAACTTCCTTTCTTGATATAAGTTTTCTATTGTCATATACCAATAATTTCCCTATAAATATAGAATAAAATTGGCTTCTTTCTCCAAGTCTAGCCTTCTTGCATTTTCAACAAAAAAACAGTTGCTATTAAAGGATTATGCATGATTGATAAACAATTTTTAGAAACAATTCCCCAATATGGTATTGGTGGTTTTGTTAAAAAAATATTTAAAAAAGTAAAAGATACCGTTAAAAAAGTTGCACCTATTGCTGGGGCTGGTATTGGTTTTTTAATTGGTGGTGCGGCAGGTGCTGGTATTGGATCAGGTATAGGAAGTTTAATAGCAGGAAAATCTCCTGAAGAAGCTCTTAAAAATGCGGCTCTTGGATATGGTATTGGTTCTATTGCAGGATCTTTTGGACCATTTCAACAATATGCTGGAAAAGGTATTGGAGGCAAATTTGCTATGGGAGATAAATATAATATTTTAAAAAGTTTTACCGGCCCGCAAGAAGTAATTACAAGCGAAACATCTAGTGCTGTTGTTCCTAAAAATGAAGTAACATGGTTAAAAGACCAAGGCATTAATCCAGATGTATTTACAAAAAGTGGACCAGAAACTAAAGAATGGATTACTCAACAAATGATAAAAGACAGTGCAAAAAAAGAAGTTGTAAAAAAAGGAGGGTCAAAACTTTTAGGGGACGGTTTGGCAAGTAAATTTTTAACAAGTAGTGCTGTAGCAGCTCCATTCTTAACTTATTACGATGCAGCTAAACGGGAAAAAGATTTTGTTCCTAGCGATCCTATGGCATTAAACCAATTATATTATGAAGACCCGCAAGCATTCCAAGTAGCAAACCTTGGTGTTCAACCTCACTACTATAAAGATTTACAGAACTATTATGGAGTTCCTATAGAAGATTTACCAACTGATTTTATTCGTGAACCAGAAGTAACTACTCAAGCTGCTAAAGGAGGAATAATACAATTAGCCAACGGATCAGAACAATATTTTCCTCGTAAGACTGGAGAAATAAATGGACCGGGAACAGGAACAAGTGATGACATTCCTGCTATGTTAAGTGATGGAGAATTTGTGTTTACAGCAAAAGCCGTAGAAAATGCAGGCGGAGGAAGTAGAAGAGAAGGTGCTAAAAAAATGTATGAAGTAATGAAAAATTTAGAAAAAGGTGGTACACTGTCAACACAATCTAGAGGAGTAGCAGCATAATGGTTGAAGAATATATTACACGAGAAGCCCCCGATATAGAAGCCCGTAAACTCGGGTTAATGGATACGGCGAAAGCTCTTACGGAAAAAGGATATACTCTTCCTGATTATATTCTTGCTGGTTTAACACAGGCTCAAAAAGATGCACTAGCCTTACAAAAAGCAGGAATAGGTGCTTATTCTCCTTATCTTACAGCGGGAGAAACTGCTTTAACTACTGGATTAGGTACTACTGGACAAGCTATTACGCAACTTGGTGGTACAACAGGAGCACCAACACAAGCACAACTTGATGCTTACATGAATCCTTTTCAACAATCAGTTATTGATGCAACAATGAGCGAACTTGATAAACAAGGGGCATTAGCTAAACAAAGTTTATCTCAGCAAGCACAACAAGCAGGTGCTTTTGGGGGATCTCGATTTGGTGTGGCTGAAGCTGAACTTGGGGGAAATTTACAAGATGCACGAGCACGAGCTTTATCTCAATTAAATTTACAAAATTTTGCTCAAGCTCAAGCCGGAATGCAAAATCAATTAGAACGAGAAAGATTAGCTGCAATGGGCATAGGTTCTTTAGGTCAACAACAAGGGGCTATTGGTCAAACCATCGCTGGTTTGGGTGCACAAAAACAGGCTTTAGGCGCACAAGATGTGTCTAATCTTATGGGTATTGGTGGATTTGAACAACAATTTGCTCAACAGCAAGAAGATATTAAACGACAAAATATATTACAAGGAATTATGCAACCCTATCAACAATTAAGTTATTATGGTGATATTTTACAAGGTGCACCATCGTCTCAACAAGTGATGAGTACCTCACAAGCCTCTCCAGTTAGCCCAATGCAACAAGCAATTGGAACTGGTATAGGAGCTATCTCAGGGATAGCCGGTCTTAGAAAATTAGGAGTGGTGTAATGACAGTTTTAAATAGACCAATGTTTAGACGACCATCAGCACTACCACCTCTTCGTGGTCCGATGCCCGTGGTTCGTGAAACATATCCGGTGGTTAAAAGAGAAGAGGGAACTCCTCCTCAAGGAGAAATTTCTAAATTTATATTTGGAGAGGTTCCTGAAAGTACTAGTTCTCAAGAAGAATATGATAGAAACTTTTACCGAGATAAAGGTTATGACGATACTGAAATTGATTTAATTTTTAAAAAATTATTAAATCCACTAGAAATAGAGCCAGGAGAATTTTCATTAAACTTTGATCTTGAAGCTGCTGTTATGGAAGGAAAATTAATTAGAAGAGCAGCAGGTTCTCCTCCAGAAGGAGAAAAAAACACAATTAAAGAAACTTTATTTGAAGCTATACAAAATCTTTTAAGTTCTCCTTCTTTTTTAAGTGAATTTGATAAAACCCACACCTATCCAACAGAACCCAGATCAGCAAAGGAAATTTTATTTTCAGATCCTAATTCTGTTGTAAGAGAAGGAGAACAAGCTTACGATCCGAATTATGGCTTAACAGATGAAGAAATTGAATTAATAAACTTACAAGTTACAAGATCGGGAGAGGCAGAAAACAGATGGGAAGATGTTTTACGAGAAAAAAATTTTAGAAATGTAAACACAGATGAATTAAGATTTAGACAAACAGGATCTCCTCCAATGGGAGAACAAGTAAATGCTGAAAATGTAGGTATTATGGATGGCTTTAATGAAGGGCAAGCTGCTACAATGATGGCAGAAGGAGAAGCTGCTCGACAAGAAATAGATAGTTCTGAAACTTATGATGAATTAATGAAATCTACGAGAGGCGATAATTTAAGTGAAGCTGATAGAAGAAAAGAATTAGCGGCCTATGTAGGAGAAGAAGATGCTGAACAAACACCTGATAGTGTTCTTGCATTGCTTCAACCTGTTATGCAAATGCTTAACACAGAAACGGCTAATGTTGGAATAGCTCAAGTAGAAGATGGAAGTTTAGAAATGCCTACAGAACCTGTTGGAATAGCCCAAGGAGGAATTGTAGGCTATGCAATGGGAGGAGCTGTACGCAAAATCCCAAAGTACGCTAATGGCACTGGTTCTTCTGGTGTAAGTGTGGAAGAGGAACAAGGATTTGGTTTTACAAGTAATGAATCCCAATATCCTAATACTATTTTAGATCTTTTTACAGAAGAAGATTTTGGTGATTATTTTTCAACCGGAGACACAGAAGTATCTCCTGTACGAACTAAATATGATGCTAACTATAAATTATTTTCTGAGATTTTAGGAGGTACTCAAAGTTCATCTAAAGACCTAATAATAGGGGATATTCTTACAACTGTTGTTGCTCCTTTAGCTTTTGCTTATGCCCAAGGAGAAGATATAAATACTGTTTTAGGTCAAGGATCAAAAATGGTGGGAGAAAAGGCATTAGCCTACGATAAAATAAAAAAACAAGAAGAAGCACAAATTAAACAGTTAGCCTTACAAGAGGCAATGAAAAAAGATGAGGATCCTTTAATGGAGGTAAATTTAAGAGATAACCTTGATACACCAAATGTAGATGAAAGTTTAGAAAAAGTATGGAGAAAACAATCTGAGGTTATAGAGAATCAAGATTTATATACAGTAGAATCCATAAGTAAAGTAACGGCAGACGTTGAAAAAGTAAAAGGAGAAACAGCTAAACTTAATATTGAAACCGCTATTAAAGAAATAGAATTTGAATATGCAAATATTTTAAAAGACTTAGAAGTAGAAGATAAACAAGCCTTAGTAGAGGGAAGACTTATAACTAATACTATTAATCAAGCTATTGCTAATAACAAACCAGAGTTACTTGCAGCCGAACTTAAAAATATTAATTTAAATAATGTAGAAAAAGGTATTCGAAATGATACGCTACGACCAACGTTAGAAGCAGAATTAGAAAAATCTTTAATTGATATTGATATTGCGACAGAAGATTTAAAACAAGAAATAGTTACAACTAAATATGCTGATGAACTTGCTCAATTAGAAGGGGATGAACGACAAGCAAGAATTAATGAATTAATACAAACATATGATTTTAATGAAGAAAACAATGTTCTTCTTCTTGAAGAAAAAGCAGCAGAAATAAATAATCTTGTTCTTACAGGTAAAAACCTTACTCTTGAAAATGAATATCAAGAACTAGAAAATCTATTTAAAACAGAAACAATGGATGCAGATATTCAGGCTAAAATGTTAGAAAACACTCAAAAACGATTAGAAAATGTTAAACTTAGTATAGAAAATGAATATTTACCTGAAGAGAAAAAATTAGGCATTGATAAAATAAAACTAGACATGGAAAAATTAAATGAAGTTATTCAGGGTCAAGTTCTTGAAAATCAAACAAAGATTCTGGATCTTAATAATTATAATGAAAAAACTTTCTTAGAATTTGAAAAACAAAAATTAGAGATTAGAAAATTACAATATGAATTAGATAATCCTAAAAAAGATTGGGAAGAAATTAAGATTCAAACTGAATATATGAACAAATGGAATAACTCTCCTATAACAACAATGATGAGAGAAAAACAAGGTTTCATGCAAAATCTTATTAGTAATGCAGGTGAAAATACAGGTGCTGGTGATCTCAGCTTTATTTTCCAATACATGAAGATGCTTGATCCACGATCCGTTGTTCGTGAAGGGGAATTTGAAACGGCTAAAAAAACAGGTGGTATACCAGCTAGTGTATGGGCGGCTTACGAAGGAATTAAAAGTGGTAAACTTTTATCTCCATCCGTTAAAGCTGATTTCCTTAGTGCGGCAGGAAAAATGTATCTGCAAGAAGTTGAAAATTATAATAAGGAAAGAGCAACATATCTTGATATTGCTGCTCAAAACGGGTTAAAGGCAGAATTAGCAGTACCATCTATTGCTTTTGATACTGACTTAATTGAACAAATAACTAATGCAAATAAAATTAATGACTTTATAAAAACCTTTGAATTACAGGAAAGCGCTATGCCTATTGAAGAAGGAAGTAATCTTTCATTAGGAAAAATTAGAATACCAAGTTTGGGGGGCTGATAATGACCGATAAAAAATATTTAACAGTTAAAGATCTTCAAATGCAAGATAATATTGATAAAAAAACTCTTCAAATATTAAATTATGAACGGTTAGGATTAATTAAAGATGAAGAGACGCTTACTGCTATACAAGCTGAAAGAGATGCAGGAAGATTTCCCCAAGCTTTAGAGCCTATTAGTGCTGAAGTATTTAAAGCCTATAAAGATGCAATTAGCACTCTTATTATAGGAGGCGGTCCTATTGAGGGTTTGTATAATAATAAAGATGCCGCCGATCTTTTTTTAAGTTCAGAAATAACAGCTAATTTTTGGAAAGATGATGATGTTAAACAAGAAATATTTGCTATATTAGGGGGAGTGTTAGCCCCTACTGTTACAGGAAAAATTGGTGCTATTCAAAGCTTTGTAAAACTTGCCCCTAGATTTGCTAAAATGATGGCAGCTTTTGTAGGTGGTGCAACTGGTTCTGCTCCTTGGGCAGACACATATGGGGAAATATTACAATATGGTTTAAGAGAAGGTGCAGGCGAAGGTGCTTTTCAAGTAATACATAAATTTTTTCCTTATTTACGAAAATTTTTTAGAGGAAAAAATAAGGAATTGTTAGAAGAATTTGCGGAGCAATCTCAAAAAATATTATCAGAGGGAGGATTAACCATTACTCCTGCTCGTCTTAGTAAATCAAGATTTGTTGATCTTTTAGAACAAATTGCTGAAATCTCTTATGCGGGAGGAACTAGAATGAGCACTAGTGCTGCAAAAACAATAGAGGGTGCTCAAGAAATATTAGGAAGATTTTTAACAAAAGAATTTTTAAAAGGTAAGTCAAAAGACTCTATTAAAGCTCAAGAAAAAATGATTTTAAACTTTTTAAGACAAGCTAATGACGAACAAATTAATCTCGTACTAAAAGAATTTTTACAAAATGGAAAAACTCTTTATAAACAAGCTACTGACGCCGCTTATAATACCGTACAAAAATCTGTTACCGCCGCTGTAGGAGATGCAAAAATTATTGATATTAGTAGTTTAATAAAAATATTTGACGATCAAGTAAGAATTTACGGAGGAGAAATAGCCGATCCTAGTGTAAGAGCAATGCGTCGATATCTTAATCAATGGATTAAAACAGGTGATGGAATGGTAGATTTTAATACAGCTAAAGCCATTCGTTCATGGTTACTAGGTAAAACAAAAGCTTACACAACTACAGGAACTCCAGCACCTCAATTTATTACAAAATTAGCCGCCAAGTTACAAAATCAAGTAACAAAAAAGATGAAAGGGGCATTAGATGCTTTATCAGATAGTGCTACTGTAAATAAAGAGTTGTTAGATAAAATTTGGAAAGAATATGAAATTGCTAATGATCTTTTTAAAGGGGGAAGAAGAACTTTTAATAATACTTTTATTACAGGATTATTAGCTGCTACTAAAGCAGAGTCAGGGGTTATTTCTAAAAAGGCTTTAGAAGCTACTAATAAAATATTTAATACTTTTTTTAAATCTGGTGAAAGAGATATGGCAAAATTTTTCTTTAGATTATTAGATGACGGAGTTGCTCAAAATCATATTACAAAAGAAGCCGCAGAGTTAATTCGTAATAATATACAAGGTTCATATTTTGCTAAAATTATTAATGAGGCTAGAGATCAAAGCACAGGTATTATTAATCCTAAAGTTATATTAGAAGGAATAGATGACTTAAAAGGACCGGGAAAAAATATTATTAAAGAAATTTTTAAAGGACCACAAGGGGATTTAGCTTTAAAAAATTTTACAAAATATGTTCGTGCTATAGAAACGGCTCAGTCACGAGGAATTGAATCAGCAGGAGGATCTTTGGTAATGTTTGGTGCACAAGCTGGTGCTGCTGTGAGTGTAATGGGACTTAATTTTGTTCCAGGAACAGGAACAAAGACAGAAGTAGCTACGGGAATGTTATCTTTAGGTATTTTAGGGGGGCCTTATGCTATTGCTAGATTATTTACATCCCCTAAATTTGTAAATAACTTAATTAATGCTCAATTATCTAAATCTGGAACTAATCAATTTGCAAGGTATTCAACACAAGTAATTAATCATTTAGTAAACTATGGATTTGTAGATCCTATTGTGGCTAATACTTTTGTAAATGATGCTAAAGCAGCAGGTATATTAGATGAAAAAAATACAAAAAACATGGAATGGTATGATGGAAATGATTTAGCTGATGAAACATCTCAAGAAGTAGAAGAGGAAAAAGCAGGAAATATTTCTGTTTTTTTCCCTAACAAAGATGAAGTAGTGGATACAACTATGGATGCTATGCCTACTACTGAAGCCTTTGATTCAACAGACATTGATTCAACAGACATTGAAACAGAAATAAATATACCTGAAGCTAACACAGAAATAATGGCAGAAGAAATAATAACACCAGTATCTGCTGTACCACAAGCCACTCCTTTAAAAGGACCAGCAGGAATGAGTTTTGATCCAGCAACATTAGAAAAATTAGAACAAGTGGATATGCCTTTGTTTAGGGCAAATCACGGAGGAATTGCTTCACTCTTGGAAACAAAAAAACCTAAACAGATGGTGGTATAATGGCTAGAATGAGAAAAAAATTTTCGGAGGAAATAAAAAAGCGTCCTTCAAAAGGATATAAAAATATTGTTAAACAAAAATTAGAGAGAATAATTAGGCAAAAAGATAAAGGTCTTTCCACCACAGGAGTTGATCCTAAAACATCATGGGGAAAAAGAACAGGTAAATTTAATGATGTTAGAGATAGATATCTTGAAGGGGGATGGGATGCTCTAAGCGAAGGAGACAAAGCAATTGCAGGACATTATTTAGGATACACAGGAGGAGCAGGAAGTGTTCCCACTCCTTATGGAGGAGAAATGGACCGATTTAAAAAAACATCTCCTCTTCATAAACAAGTTTATAAAGAAAGATTTCCTCATCCATTAACTCAAATAGTTGGGGCTCTAGGAGATGCATATAAAACGTTTTCTCCTATGGCAAAAATAATGAGTGGATTTAAAAAAGCTGAAACAGGTGCTAAGAAAATTACTGATAGTATTACAAATGCTTTAGGAATATCTTCTACTGATGAAGCTAAACCTTTTATTTATGAAGGACCTGTTCCCGCTTATGATCCATCAGGATTAGAAGAGTATCAAGATAGAATTATGCGACTACAAAACCAGAATAGAGGCGACACACAAAAGGAAGAAGTAACGGAAATTAGTGATACAAATATAGAAACAATTAAGTCTGAAAAACAAAATAATAAAATATTTAATAATCCAGAAGTTTTAGCAGATGTTGCTAACTTTAATAGGGCTATTAAAAATCCTGGTGTTGTAAATGCATTACCTCCTAATTTTCAAAAAACTTTAAATATATTAAAAAATACAGGAAATTTAACATCAGGGGATTATTTAAAAGCTAATCAATTATTAACTGATGTAGTATCATCACAGCCAATTTTACCAAATTTATCTACAGGAATTGCTCCTATTCTTCCTCAAGAATTTGAAGTGGCGGAAAATACTTTTACCCCTACTCTTTCTAATATGGCAGATACCGTTACAGAGTGGAGAGAAAAATTAAGTGATGATAAAGGATTAGATGTAGGAATAAATGATAGATCACTTCAATATTCTAGACCATTATTTGGAGGAAATATAGAAGGCAGTATTTCAGGAATTGGAACAGAAAACCCAACAGCAGGTTTATTTTTTAATAAAGTAATTTAATGGAAACAAATCTTAAAAATATTATTTGGCTCGGTTTAATTTTAGTAACCGCTGGAATAACTTATGGCATGATGTCCCAACGATTAGAAGCAGTTGAATCAAAACAAAACCAATTAGAAATGATAATACTCCAAGACATACCAGAAATAAAAGAACGAGTGATACGCCTTGAAGTATTATTGGAACAAGCATTAGAAAATTAAGTTTTATTTTCATATCTTTTATTTAAAATATTTTTTATTCTATCCCAATCTTTTCTATCTTTCCATTGTTTCGGTGTTATAGGGTCGCGTAACGCCACCCTATCAAGTTCAATAGATCTTATAATTAATTTTTCATGTAAAGTTTTTTTCATTTATTTATCATTAAATAATTTAGCCGTTATATTACAATAACTTTCATATGAAAAAGAATCTTTGTCTTTTTTTTCATCACCATATTCCGGTGTAATGTAATCTGGTATTTTTATAACAGACAATTTTCTTGTCCAACGATATGATACATCTATATTTTCTTTATTTATAATATCATCAGCATACAATTTTAATGCATGTATGAGAATATTTCTTTCATTATTATTTAATTTCATAACTAAGCTCCCATTAATTGTGATGTTGAGATAAAGTAATGTTGTATCTTTCTTGTTCTACAATCCCAAGTGTCAAATACTGTTTGTTTATCTACAAAAACTAAATGACGAGATACAGCTACAAGAGCAGATTTTTTAAACTCCCAATTACGAATAGAGATAGTTCTTTTATTTTTGTCTCTGGGAGTTTTTTGTTTTATCCAACCATGTTCAGCTAAAAATATTTCATAGGTTTGACGATGATTAGGAAACATACCTGTAGTTTTAGATAGTTCACATAAATCTTCCCAAACTTTTTGATAAGGTAATTTTGTAGCTAGAGTACATGCTCTTATAACACAGTCTCCTAAGTTAGATTTTTTTTGAAATGGAGTATTTGATCTTCCTCCATCGTGAAATTTATATTTCATTATTTTCCTTTCTTTAATATAATATTATATTATACTATATAATACTTAAAGTCAAGAAAAATTTTAAACAGCATCTCCCCACGATTTTCCTAAATCGCAATCAACCTTACTTGGAACAGATAATTCAATTGCATTTTCCATTGTAAAAATAATTTTATTTTTTATTTCTTCCGACCCATCAAAACTTAAAGTGAGTTCATCATGAATTTGTATTAATGGTGTTAAACCTTCATTATATAAATTAATCATTGCTTGTTTTGTTTGATCCGCCGCTGAACCTTGAATTAATCTATTCAATGCTTTGTAAGTTCCCGCTCGTTGTAAATGATGATGTTTTCCGTATTTTAATTTTGCTTGATCTAAAGGTAATGCTTTAAATACACCAAAGGTGGTTGGTTCCCATAATTCAAATCGACATTTTCTTCCCCTCAGTGTTGAAACATATCCTTCGCTGTTAGCATATGTAGAAACTCTTGTTGCTAAATCTTTGATAAAAGGAACTTTATTATTATATTGAGATAAAATTTCTTTAGCCACTTCTACTTTTACCTGTAACTCATTAGATAATTTATTAACCCCCATTCCGTAAAATAATCCTAAATTAATTGTTTTAGCTTGATCTCTTTCAATGTCAGCAATTTCCGATACAATATTATGAAAATCAGCATCAGAATTTTTTTGATATTCATCTACAATTGTTTGTGCTCCTTCGCACCCAAGTTTAAAAGCATAATGAGATGCGATCCGTGGTTCTTGTTGTGAATAATCAAAACTCCCCCAAGTTTCTTTTTCTTCAGGTAAAAATAATCCTCTAATTTGTTTTTTAATTTCTTTATTTCTAGCAGGTAATTGTTGTAAATTTGGATTTGAATAACTTAATCGTCCAGAAACTGTTCCCGCTTCGCCGTCACGCATTTGATGAATACTTGCATGAATTCTACCAGTTTCCCCATGTTTTAAAATCGTATCAATAAAAGTAGATTGAACTTTATTATACTCTCTAGCACTTTGTATTTGTTGAGCAATAGGATGAGAATGATGTAATAAAAAATCTTTGGTAAAACTTGGAGAATTTGTTTTTTCTGTGCGTGGGTATTTTATTTTAAGTTTATCAAAAACCTGCGCCACACTTGCTGCAGCCCAAACATCAACTGCAATCCCCGTGTCTGCCAATATACCATCCAATATCTTCTTCTCTGTATTTTTAAAAGTTTTTTTATAACGTCTTGCTTTTTCAACATCTACTTTTACCCCTTTTTTAATCATATTAAATATAACAGGAATTAATTCCATTTCTAATTTATAAACACTTTTTAAACTTTCTTTTTCTATAATAGGCCTCATGTGATGAAATAAACGTAAAGTTAAATCAGCATCTTGTTCTGCATATGAACCTACAAAAATAGCCGGTAATTTATACATTTCGTTTTTTGGATCTACTCCAAATTCAATAGCAGCTTGTTTTAATAAATTTTCATTTTTATATTCATTCAACATATCTTTTCCCACAGCATTTAAAGCATAAGAAAATTTATTTTCATTAATAATAGGAGCCATAATCATGGTGTCTACAATAGGTCCTTTGACTTCTATCCCCTCAGCATACAACCAACCTAAATCATAAATAGCATTATGAGCCACTTTAATAGCATCTGTTTGCATCAATTTTTTAAACCAATTAAGAACTCTTTTCCTATCCCAATTAAAACCATTTTCATGACGAATAGGGTAGTAACCTTTCCATCCTTCTACTGCTATTGCTATACCTATTATATGACCATTTTTAGTAGTCCATCCTGGACCAGTTGATTTTAATCCTGGATCATAAGTTTCAAGGTCAAAAGCAATAACTTTTGCATCAAAAATATTAGGTAACTCATGAGGGGGAATCCATTCAGATTGTGTAAAACTAAAATTGTGCTGCATTATTTTCTCCTATTTTTTTTCATTTTCTTTTGTGATTTTTTTACCCATTCAGGATCAAAACCTAATTTAATTAAATGTTTTCTAATTTTTTCATCATTTTCTTCCATCCATTTTTCAAATTTTTTAATCTCTTCTTTCTTCACTAAATTCTATATCCTTGATGTGTTTGTGCTTCCACAATATATAAATTTTCTTTCGTTCGTGTAACTGCCACATAAAACACCCGATGTTCATCATCAGGATTTTTAGTATAAGATTTATGAACTATTCTTCCTAAATCTAAAAGAATTACTACATTATCGCATTCCCCACCTTTTGCTTGATGAATAGTAGAAACGCGAATACGTGGTTCGCCTTTAATGTTTTCCCCAACTTGTTCTAATCTTCTCAAATATACAATATCAAAATCTGAAATGTTATCTAAAACATCATACCATTTACCATCAGAAAGTAATCCGTGATTATTTTTTAAATCTTGTAATGTAAATAATGATTCTTCAGTTTCACCTTTAAAAGTTTTTCCTCCTCTCTTTATCCCTTTTCCATTTTTATTTATTTCTGATTTAATCTTATTATATAAATTTTTTACATCTAATAAGGAAGCTGTTTCACCTTTCTTGAGACGTTGCCATGTTTCAATAGCATCTAAAGTAGACGGAGGAACAGGACGATGATCCCCTCTCCCATACCAATATCCCCTTTCTTTTAAAAAATCCTCAATCATTTCATTTCTAATTTTTTTAGTTCTTCCTAAGAGCAGCCAATTACCTGTTGATAAATCAATGTGTTTTAAATGAGCCACCCTTATTACTTTCCCTTGGCTGTTTTTTGGTTCCCAGTTTTTAAGTCTTCTATTCTGAATTCGTGTAATAATATAATTGGCTAAACGATAGATACGTTGAGGGCATCGATACGATTTATCCAAAACAGTTACATTACCTTTTAAGTTAATAAATTTATCTACATCAGCACCAGACCATCTAAAAATCGCCTGATCATCATCTCCAGCAATATATGTTTCTTTACTATTTTTTATTAATTTATCCACCATATTATATTGAATACGGGGCATGTCTTGAGCTTCGTCAATAAAGAGCACATCAAACTGTGTTAAAAATGTGTCATTGGTATAATTAATAATCATATCACTAAAATCAAATAACTTATTTTGTTCTTTGTACTTCTCAATACATCTATTTAAATAATCTAATTTAGACCAATTAATTGTATGATCCCCATAATTCCAAGCATCTTTTAAAGGAATATCTTTAAGCCTAGATAAATTTATTAAATTTATATAAGCATGATTAGAGTTAGAATAAATTGAATCATCATTTGTATCAAAAACTAAATCAAAACCAATTATTTTAGATAGTTCTTTCCAATGTTTACTTTTCATCAAACTATTTTCTTTTATAGGAAGATGTTTATAAGCAAAACTATGTAAAGTTCTAAAATGAACTAAATCATCTTTACTAGCTTGAAATTTTTCTCGTGCCCTGTCTCGTGCTTCGTATGCAGCTTTTTTTGAAAAAGAGAAAAAACCTATCTTGTTCCACGAAATTCCTTGTTCTTTTTTTTGGCGACAAATACTTAAAAGGGTTGTTGTTTTTCCTGTTCCTGGAGGTCCTAAAATAATATTGATCAAAACGGTATTTCCTCTTCATCATCCCCTCCTAACACTGTTTTATCTGATGAAGGTTCATCCTTACTTTTTAACACCGATGGAGTTGAAATTTCTTCTTCTGATTTTTCAAAAGCAGGTATGACCCATGCACGAGTCTGTACTTTTCTAACTGATACCAATACACTCATCCCGCCTATTTCTTTTAATCTTTGAACAATCCATACTCTTTGAACTTTAAAATTTTTATTGTTTTCTAACCATTTTGAAAGGTCTACCAATCGTAGATAAGTAGGAACGGATTCAAATTCTTTTTTATTTCGTGTAAATGTCTTTGTATTTTCATAATCTGTAAATGCTTTTTGCATTTCTAGTTCATCCATTTTAAAAGATTCTCCTCTTCCTAAGCAAAATTCTTTTAAATAATCTAAAAATTCTCCTACCTTTGATACATCAGCAGGAACTTCATCTATTTTTATACTCTCAAATAATTGAGCCACAATTTCTTCCCAATCACTAGCTTTAACTCTTGGAACATATATTTTTAATTGTTCTCCAATTACCTTTCGTAATAAAGAATGATTATATAGAACTCCTAAATCATTAAATTCTACTCTTTTATTCCCTACATTTAAAAACCAAATAGGAGGGACAGTTCCTAAACAAGATAATTCACTATAAGTAGGATGATCAATTGATGATTGCCCTATCCCATATTTTCTCATTTTACATAAAGATTTTTGACAAACAGAAACAATGGGTTGATCATTACAACGATAAGAATATTTAAGAGAACCATCCGTTTTATTAGCCCTTACTTGTTTTTGTAAAACTGTAACTTCATTGGCATTTAAAGGAGGGTCCATATATTCCCGGTTATAACTCTCCATTAAACTTTCCCAATTATCTGGATTAGATTTTCTATAAAAAATTCCTATATTAAATAAACCATTGTTTCTTGTTCCCGCAGGAAATCCTTGGGTAGTTAAAATTTGAAGACAAGGTGGTCCTTCTGGTATGCTTTCTTGTTTTATCTGAATTGTTATTTTACTAATATCCTTACACGCATACTTATCATATAAAGAAAAAAATTCGTCAAGAGAAGCACCCTCTCCATTATCAAGATACGCCCAACGTGTTTCGCCATGATATGGTAAGTTTAACCAAGATCCTGTGTCTTTCTCATTGGCTAATTGAGTTTGTTTAGGAAATACTTCTGCATTTGCATAACCTAAGTAAGAAGAAATTTCTTTAAGTTTTTGTTGAAATAAATTTGCTGATTGAGGAGTTTGTGAAAAAAGAAAAATATGTGCACCAAAAGATTTGGATGAACACATTATTAGTGGTAACTTATATTTTCTTATTTTTGATAATATTTTCTTATGATCAAGGGGGTACTCGTCTATATCAATACAGCCCCAAAAACATGTTGCATCGTCACGAATGGGAACAATTCCTAAAGCCGGTTCTTTTCCGTCCAAATGATCTTGATACATTTGTAAAGTAGGTGGTTCATGTTTAGTAAACATTTTACCATCTCTTTTTCCATTAACTTTTATATCTGTATAACGATACTCACCATGAGCCCTTTCTAGCCCTCTAAATATATTTTTAAACTTTTCTACTTTCATACATATAAATAATAAATAGAGGGCGAACTATCGGAAGGTTATTCGCCCCCTAACTTGATAAAAAGGATTAAGATCCTAAAACAACACTAT